CGATATTCAGGCGAATCAGGACGAATCGCCATCAGGCGGGACGCTGTCTCAGGGTTTCCCCACGGCTCAAACTGGTTTTGCTCAAGGACAACCTGAGACGGTGTAAGGCCACGAGCGCGCGCACGGTTCATCACCACGCCGCCAACCGCACCCATGCCATCGTCGGGCTCGCTCGCGGCCTCTCCGATCAAGGTCCGTGTGACGGCATCGTAATCATCAGCAAAGCGAATTTGCGGGCGCGCAGGACGTGGAGAAGGGGCTCCAGCTACGACACGGGGATTTCTAGGCGTCGGCGTATCGGTGACGACGGGAGCTGAAGACCACCAATCGCTCATGGCTTCCTCCGGCGAGTACCGTCAGGGGCTTCAAAGATGGTTCCTGAAGGCAAGGCGCGGAATTCAGCCTCGCTGGTCGGACGCGCGACCGTTCCCGTAGTCACAGGCACTCCAGAGCGGGCTTGCGGGTATTGCGCCGTGCGCTGCTCAATAAGAGCCTGCTGCGTCGCGGACTTGCGTTGTTGAATCTGGCGATATTCGTCCAGACCTTGACGCACCACCTGTTCGTCGCCCCAGCCAGCAATGATTTGGTTGAGCGCGCGCAGCGAATCCCCATCCGTCTGAGGTCCGGTTGCATCATTCAGGATGTTGTTTCGAAGGGTCTCGACCGTACGACGCAGTTCGGCTTGCGCGCGCGACTGAGGATCGCTCGTGTTGGTATTGTTCCTGATCCACGTCTCAGCGCGTCGGGCCGGGTCGAGGTCAATCAGGCCGGTGTCGATAGCCTTGATGGATTGATCCAGCCGCGCCATCGTAGAAGCACGATCCGTGATCTGGGTATAATCCCTCTCGTTGTCCTTACGCACCGCGTCCGGAAGGTGCGATTGGGACTGCTCAAACTTGGCTTGATCCAGCCCGAACGTTTGATCGAACTGACGGCCCCTCTGGTCTATTTCTTGAGACTTGAGGTCGAGATTCCGGTCCCCCAGATCTGCATCAAGTTGCAGACGCGCATTAGCCGTGTCTTCAGCCCTCGTCGCTCCGCGCTGATCGGTGTAGGTCGCTCCCGCAGTCGGGTTGCTTGGATCATAAACACCAAACCGATCATCAAATTTCTCAACCACGGGTGCGCTACCAACCGTAGCGCCGTTGACCCGCTCAACCGAGCCCGGCGCAAGGGTGCGTGGACGCAGACGATACCCCGCATTTTCAGCCCAGACATCCGGCGCTTGAAGAAATAGCGCACGTTCGGTTGGGTCCGTAATGGTCGCAAGAGTGGCTTGGCGCTGCGCATCCAGAGCAGGCTTGTTGGCCTCTCCCGTCAGGCGAGCGCGATCCTTGTCAATGGCGCTCGCAATCGTGTCATCGCCAAACAGGAAGCTATCCAGAACCCGCAAGCCACTGACCCGACCACGGCGCACAGGTTGCCCCAGAAGTTGCCCTCCCAAAAATTGATTTGCGGGCGTACCATTCGGCGCGCGAGCGAACATGGCCTCATCTCCCGCATCCGCCATCTCAGGTGCAGCAACGGGGGCAGGCGTGGCCAATAGGGTCCGGGCCTGAGCAAGGGCGGGCGTCAGATTGTCACGCGGCAAAGCGCTCAACAGGCCCGGATTGCGATTCAGAATGTCGAGAAGACCCGCCATTATCAGCCCTTCTTAAACCCGAAGTCGAGACCATACGAAGAGCCTGTTTGCGTTCCGCTCGCCGTGCCGTTGGTCGTAACCGTCCGATCACCAGCCAGAAGGGCAAGCAGGGCATTCACCTGCTGCTGGATCGATTGCTGGAACGTGTTCTTGTTTGCATTCTCGGTTTGGGCCACACCCGTCGCGTTATCGAACCCGCGAGCACGAAGACCACCAATGGTCGTCGCCAAGGTCCGGTCGTAACGTCCGGCAAGTTCAGCTTCGCGCACTCCACGGCGATCCGAAGACCCCAGAGGACCGCGAGCAAGAGCGGCCTGCCGTGCCGTATTCGCCTCTTCATCGCGGGATGCGTTTATGTCCGCCGCCGTCGCATCAATCACTTGGTCTTGGTAGGGGTTCTCATATTGAGCGATGTCAGAAGGGTTCAGGCCGGAATAGGTCTGGCCCCCAAGCTCAGCCAGTCGCGCCTTCAAAAGAGCAGCGGAATCGCCCGTCAAAGTGGAAGTTTGAGTTCCAGACGTAGTTTGATTGGTCGTTGCCTTGGACTTCTTTTTGTCACCCCCGAGCGAAAGCGCCATTTTCTAAAGTTCCTTCTCGACGGCTGGCGTCGCTTCTGTATAGCCCAAATTTCGCATTGCGCGAACCCAACCTTTACGTCCAGTTCCCCCGGCTGAATCGCAGCCGTTCAGAATAGCGAAGGCTTCTGCTTGGTGGACAAGAGCCTCCAGAGGCTCAAGGCTTGCGTTCTTGTCACCGCCCGCAGCCCAGCAATGGAAAACCTTGTGCCGGGGAGAGATGATGTACTCACAGACAATTGCGGCCTGATCATTCGAGAAGACGAAGAAATCTCCCCTTTCCACACCCTCCATGACCTCATTAAAGGTCCATCCAGAGCCCTTGAGAGCGCTTTCAATCCACTCTTTCACGACCGGGCCTCGGTTGTCAGAGCGCCCGCGTTATCGACCTTGACCGCCCATAAATTACCGTCCGGAGACGAAATGATGACCTCGTTTCGGGTGAAGTTGATCGTGTCGCCTTTTTTGACGTTCTTCCGGTCCTCGGTGTTGAGAATGTCGCGCGTGTTTTGCTCGTTACTCAGATCATATCGAGGAGGGGCTTTTGGTAGAATCATCGCCCGGATGCCTGCTTGATGTTGAAGCGGAACACGCCGACACGAAAATCAACGTCTGGCGTTGCAACCATTTTGATAGAGACCCTGCGCCCGTTAAAGCGAACGTCCGTCTTCTCGCTCAACGAAAACGGTCCCTCTTCAAAATCCGGACTCATGGTCCAGTCCCCTGTAGTGAAAGAGACCTGAACTTCACCAAGGGATTGCTCATCAGGGATGATCCCGTAAACAGACACGGTCTTTTCACCCGTCCCAATTTCTACAGGGCCAGACAATGCATAAGGCGAGCGCCCGTCTCTTTGCTGGCCTACCTCATGCTCATAGAGGCGGCCATCCGAACCCATGAGAAGCGGGTACTGAAAGACACCCTTATCCGTGCCGCACAGGCGCACAAGACTACCGATATTCCAGTGACCCTCGCGGTAGTTGTGGACCACATAGGAATCATTCTCCAGCGAGCCCTGAGAGGGGTAAAACCACCAGACCTCGCCAAACTGGCTGTTATGGACCGCCGACACCTTGGAAATCTGGGCGGGGTTGATGTTCTGGAAAACGAAATCTCCTACATCGCACTCAAGCGGGTCCAGAGCGCCGTTGAAAACCCAGAAGCGGTTTGACCCCATCGAATATTCGCGCTGATCGACCACAGCAGCAGCTTGCTTGGAAATAATGCCGCAACCTGAACCAATGCGCTGAATGTCGTAAACGTCCGGAGAACTCGCGCTATAAGACATCAGGTGCTTGTCGGTGTCGGTACTGATCGTTGCCCCGCCCCTGATGCGTTTTCCACACCGAAGAGAGCCTTGGGACTGAATGCGGAAACCTCCCGCCAGATTCGTTCCGGAGGGCCTCCACATATGTCTGTCTTCAGGATCGGCCCATTCAACCTTTCTAGGGTCTCCAGCGGCTCCCAGAGCCGTAATAGCGCCCTCTTCCGTTACGAAGATCGCTACCGCAGAAGGCGCGGCGTCCAGAGGATCGACGGACCCGGCAGAAAGAAGCGTCGCCAAGCCTCCGACCGCAGGGTCCCATTCGTAAATGTCCCGCCCGTCGCAAGCGATCAGGATGGAACCCCACGTATCCAGCGTCCAGACAAGGGCCGGAATCACATTGGTGTCGTCTGGCCTTGGGGTGCCATAATATCCGGCTCCGTAAGCCCCTAGGCCATACCCGCCTCCCGTCGTCGCATCCGCAGGGCCGGGAATGAACCCCATAGGAGTGATCGTGGAAAGAGAACCGCCCCGCGTATAGACGAACAGGCCCGTATTCGAGCCTACAGCCGCCCAGGTCTGGTTTTCACTATCCACCCACGTCAGGATTGCCCGAGGCTTTCCGGTGACGAGTTGCGCGGACTTGAAACGCCACCCCCCTACAGGAAGCTGCGTTCCTTCAAACCAACGCCACAGGTCCGCGTCGTAAAACCGTCCTTGCGCGGAATACCGCGTTCCGTTGCGGAAAACGCCGGGTGGAAGCTCATAATCAATCAGCATTCTACAGCCCCGTAATGGTGACGTTCACGGGATTTGAGATCGCTGAATTGCCTGCCGCATCAGTGACCGTGCAAATGAAGACGGACGAGAAGCTATTCCCCGAAAGGACGCCGGTACGCCGAAAGGCCGTAGTGGCTCCGTTCGGACTCGTAGCGGTCACAGTCGGATCGCCGCTGGAAATGGACCACAGATAGCTATATGGCGGGGTACCAGCTTGAGGTGTGGCGGTCGTTGTCCCTGTCGTTACCGTCCCCAATCCAGATGCAGAACGCGTAAAAGGGTTGGCCGACACAAAAAATCGCCCCGAACCACTCATGACGCAAAGAGCCCCCGTCACGAAACGCCTACTCCCGAGATCGTCCAAATATTTGCGTCTTCCTCAAACAGAACCGCCTTTCCGAACGGAGCGATGGTTACGTTTGCGTCCACTGAAGAGCCATCGACCCGAAGCACGACGCCACCGGCTCTTGTGACCGTTATGGTGTTGGCGGTCGTAAAGTTCCGCAAAACAACAACAGAGCCCACGGGAAGAGCGTTGAGCGGAATTGTCCAGTTCCGGCTGTTCGTGCCAAACAAGCGTATGCATTTGCCAGCGTCCGATGCCTGTATAACGCGATCTACATCAATGGAAACGACCGGAGCGCCACGAAACCCAGCCGAAAACGGGGAGGACGGAGCAACATCAGCAAGAGTAATGTCGCCCGTCATCGTCCCGCCAGCTTTCGGCAAGGCCGCAGCAGCGATAGGCGTGTTGATGTTTACAGCAACCGCGAGCGCATCCAGATCAGTCTTAACCGACGAGATATTGGAGTTTAGCTCTCCTCCCCAGACATCAAAATCTGCGCCTACGGTCGGAGCGTCACCAGTGGTCGTGATAACGACAGGCATCTAGGTTTCCTGAATGAGAACGGGACCGATAACGGGGCGGCGATATTCATTGCCCTGATCGACATAACCGGACTGGATGCGAAGGGGGCCGCCGAACGACTGTTCAAGCGCTTGGGTGTTGATGGCCTGAATTGCGCTGGAATACAGACCGGCCCAAACGCCTATGCGCTGATCGTCCTCAAGGAACGGTGCTGAGTGCTTCAAAGCGCCATAGAGGTACGCGTCCGGGTGCTTGGACAGAATCCAGTTGCAACGCGTCGTCCGGCCAAGAGGGGCAAACAATGCCTTGTAGGCAAAACGAACATCGCCGGGAGCACGCCCGAAATAGATCGTGTCCCCCGTGATCGTGTAGCTGGATGCTCCATAGCCCCCATAAGCCCGATCCATGCCGATAGCATCGGACGAAACGAAGGTGATGTTAGAATTCGAGTTGCGCCCGTTAATCGACACGATCCCGTCAAATCCGCAAGGGAGAGGGTAGCTGTCCGTATCAATCGACAGGTCAATAATCTGGACGCCGGATCGCGCGTTGATGTCGCGGCGCATTTCGGCCTCGGCCAGTTCGATGAATCCGGGAATAGCAGCGATAAACGCAGCATCCTTTCGGTTCGCCGTGATGGCAATCGTGGCCCTTAGCTCGTCGTATGTGCTGAAGGCGGCCATGTCAGCGAATGACCCCGTTGCTTACAGCCATCCTGCCTTCAGCCGTTCTCAGGTGATACCAATCTGGATCGTTGAACTTGGCCGCCAGCTCGTCAGGGTAGAGGTCGGGGCGGTACGCATCCCAACCCTCTGTAGAGAACCACAAGTCACGAACAGCTTGAGGCACATGAGCTACCCGGCGGACGCTTCTGTCCTCCGAGTAGCCATCATTGTGCAACCGCTGCGCTTGCACCTCTTCAAGGATCGGTGCGACATCCTGAACAGAAACGATAGCAAAGCCATCGTGGTTTTCCGCAAAGAAGTGCGCTCTATCCCCGACGTATTCAGCAGGCAACAGCAGATGCTTCGACACAGTTAGTCCTCGATCTCGACAAAGCCGCGATCTTCAAGGTTCTCAGCGATGGTGCGGTCCAGATTGACCACGTCGCCCTTGGCATGGGTAGATTCACCAACGCCGGTGAAAACCTGTCCATGACCCTTCTTGGTGATGCGAACCGAAACCTCATCATCAGACTTGGCGCGCATGGCCTTCGGGGTGCCGTCGTCATTCAGAGCCGGGGCGTTCGGGTCTTCCTCCAGTTCTGCCGGTTGAGCGGCGCGGCGATTGGCTTCGTCAAGCTGGTTCAGTTGATTGGTGGTCGCCGGGACAGGACGATCCATGCCCGGTTCGTTGTTGGTGCCGCCGTGAGCCTTGGCCTTCGCTCCACGGGCCTCAGCTTCCGCCTCAGACTCATTCGAGCGCGACAGGGTCACGTCAGGCTTCGGTTGTGCGGGAGGGCGACCCGGACCACGCTTGGCGGATTCCGGGGTGATGTTCTCGGTGTTTTCAACCGGCTTGGTATCGTCAGTCATGGGATTTCCTCAGAAGGTTTGGGGCGACCACAATAGCCGCCCCAAGTTAACGCACGTCAGCCCGATCAGGTCAGATCGGCAACAACACCCGAGGACTTCTGGTTTTTCGCAACCAGAGTGGCCTCATGGGTCAGCAGCCACTTCTCGCTGTCGCCCGTCTTGGCCAGCATATCCTTCTTGAAGCCGTCCAGCGTGCCTACGGCCCAATAGTCCGGATCGTAGATGAAGCAGTCGCGGGTCAGGGCGTATTGGTGCGGAACGATGGCGAGGGTGCCAAAGTCCGACACATAGTAGTCAGCCCCCGAGATGATGGTCGCTTGGTTGCGGCCCTTCACTTCAGTCCGGGTTTGAGCAATCCCGGTGAAAGCAGAGAACTGCTGCTTGTTCGTACCGCCCATCATGGCGATGGAAGGCGAAGCGCCCGAGTTGAAGGCCAGAGCCATCACGGTCTTGACCAGAGCTTCCGTGAAGGTGCGCTGGGTGCCGTTGGTTGCAGCCGAGACAATACCGGCGGAGAAGCCACCGTTAGCGCCGCCCGCACCGCGAGAGACGTTCGTGGTAAGCCACGCCAGAGCACCAGCGGCCTTACGCGGGTTAGCGCCGGACTCGTTCTGCGACGCGCGGTTCTGGAGGAAAGCAGCCTCCATGTCGCGGCGCATTTCAAGGCCCTTGATGACCGCCTGACGCGTCGATTCCTTGTCGCGGCCAGCCAGATCAACCACGTCGTCGGTACGCGAAACACCGAACGACTTGGTGAAGATTTGGCAGTAGTTGCCGACACGGGCGGGCTGGTTACCCGCTTGCAGCGTCGCATCGTCGCCTTCCAGAGCCGCGTTTTCAGGGTTCGGGGTCGCGAGGTCTTCAACCTGCCACTCGTGGTAACGAGCCTTGACCTTCACCTTGCCGATGGACGAGATGAAGGGGGTCTTTTCAGGAGCGACGCGATAGATCACGTCCTCAAGGTCTTCACGCTGGCCAACGGTGTTGAGCGTGGTGACGAGGTTAGTAGGTACAGCCATAAGCCTTATTTCCTAGCGAGGAGCACTTCTACAGCGTCATCAATGGAGCCTGACTTGGACAGACGGGACATTGCGCTTGCAGCAGAGCGTTGTTGAGGGGATGACGACTCCGCGCCCGAGGGTTTCAGGCCGGGTTTCGTCTCGACAGGTTTGCGTGGCTGTTGCAGCTTGGCTACGCCCAGATCATACAGCATCGCTTTTCGGGCAATGCTCATCTCTACCGCACCAACATGCGGAAGCTGTTCCGGGTCAGCCCCTTCCTTGATCAGCCAGTCAGAGAGTTCCCGCAGGTTTTTCTCTCCATGGACCGGGTCCACAAGGGCAGGGCAAAGCGTTTGCAGCTTCTCAGCCTGTTCCGACAGCCATTCGGTGTGTTGCGTGGCCTCAGCCTCAGCTCTGGCAGACGATGCCTGCTGAACTGCGTGCTGTTCCGCGTCATACTGCGCCTTCAGGGCCGTGTATTTGTTCGGGTCTTGTTGAGCGAGAGCGCTCCAACCTTCAGGGGTAATGCCTGCCCACCGGCTCGCAAACGTCGTTTCCGCCTGAGTAGCGGCCTCCGACATACGCGTGGTGAGCTGGGCGAACTTATCCCGTTCGGCCTTTGCCGCCTTCTTCTCAGCCGCCGTGCCCTCCAGTTTCTTCGCCGTCAGAGCTTTGACGCCGTTTTCCTCTGCAAGGATGGCCGCCTGTGCTTCGGGAGGCAGCGTTGCGAACAACGCCTTTCCTTCAGCAGACCAGAATGTCGGAGCCTCAACTACCGTCGCCGGTGCCTCAACGTCTCCTTCTTGGGTCTCGGCTGGCGTTTCCGCTGCTTCCTCCCCTGACGGCTGGTCATCACCGTCAGAAATCTCTTCTCCCTCCAGAGCCGCGTTCTCTTCGCGCTCGATGACGGGATTGTCTGCCTCTACGCTTCCCTCCGTGACGAGGTCAACGGCTTGGTCAATCGTGAGGGTATCGCTCATTGTTCACCTTTCAGGATGTCTGCTTGTATTAGCGCATGTTCTGCCAAAACGCCATTAGCTACAATCGAAGTTATAGCGTCACGCACTTTCTGGGTTGTTTGCATCGCGGCATGGATAGCCAGAACGGCCTGATCCTGACCAATTGGAGCTTTCGCCATGCCTTGATTGAGAGATTCGAAAATCTGATCAAAGACCGGGCTCAGGACTTCCAAGGCCTGCTGAGCTTCCCGGCTCAGGCGAACGGCTTTCTGGATTTGCTCGCTCATCTTGGCGTTCCAAGGAGGCGATAGTACTGCGCCTGCTGATCGTGAAGGCGCTTGGCGTATGCTGTGGCATCATCTGGAGTCGCGAAAACCCCCAGATGCTCACCTGTGTCATAGAAGTGCTGGATGGCCTGATCTTCGTCCAGAGACCTGCCGTCCTGTGTGATCGTAGGAATCAAAACCTCTCCGTCATCTGTGCCGACAGACATCGATCTTACGGTGCTGATCGATCCATCGGGGTTTTTGACCAATGGCCGCTTCAACAGGTCGATATTTCCGGGCTGAACGATGCCGCCGCCCTTCAAGGACAAGAGGCCGCTCATCCGCCCTCTCCTCCGGTCTCGACATCAGCCGTGGTCACCGCCACATGAGCGTCAACCGCCATGCCTTCGGCCTCCAACTCAAGTTCAGCGCCGATCTGGTCGCGCTTGAGGTTCAGTTCGGCTGCGATCTGCTCACGTTTCAGGGCCAACTCACCCGCAACCTGATCGCGCCTGGCCTGAATGTTCGCCGCAGCCTCATCCCGCTTCAGTTGGGCCGTCAGGAGCGCGTCCTCACGCGCAGAGGCCTGTTTCGCCGCATTGTTCTCACGGTCCATTTGCAGGCGTGCAGCGGCCTCTTCCTGCTTCATCTGGAATTCAGCAGCCATCAGTTGTTGGCGGCCTTCAAGTTCCTGCTGGGCGAGTTGCTGTTTGCCCTCAAGCTCCATCTGGGCCATTTGCATCTTCGCCTGCGCCTCGATAAGGGCCGGATCAGGCTGGGGCTCAGGCGGCTCTTCGCCGGGCTTCGGCGGGGCTTTTGGATCAGTGATGTAAAGTTCAGCGTTCTTGAACCCGAGGCCCTTTTCGAAAAACTTCTTGGTCAGGTTATAGACGTTGGTTTCCGTCACCAAAGGACCTTGAGCGCCGCCCTGCTGGACGACAATCTCCTGCATCGTCTGAAGACCCTGCTGAAGCATCAGCATTTGCGCCTC